CGGACAAGTAAAAAAGGAAAACACACCATCATTTAATTTTAACAAAGACGAACTTTTAAAAACAGATAGCAGGGAAGAATTTGAAAAGGCTATGTTGCAAGCTCAACAAAGTCAATATATTGCAGACAAATGGGCTAAACTAGACCAATCACTTTATAATCAATCAGTTTATTATGAACCAAATAGATTGGCGGCATATTTTGATTACGAATCTATGGAGTTCACACCTGAAATATCCGCGGCGTTAGACATCTATGCTGAAGAATCAACAACATTATCAGAAAAGGGTGATATTCTTACAATATATTCTGAGTCGGATAGAATTAAATCAATTTTAGATGATTTGTTTTTGAATAAATTAGACATTAACACTAATCTATCAATGTGGGCTCGTGGAGTTTGTAAGTACGGTGATGATTTTGTTTATTTGAAAATAGATCCCGAAAAAGGTATTGTTGGTTGTCAACAATTACCAAACATTGAGATTGAAAGATTAGAAGGTGCATCAGCAAGAAGTCATGGACAGGTTGCTGACGTAAAATTACCTAGTCGTGAATTACGTTTTACATGGAAGAATAAAGACATGGAATTCCAAGCTTGGGAAATTGCCCATTTTAGGTTATTGGGTGACGATAGAAAACTTCCTTATGGAACTTCTATGTTAGATAAAATCAGAAGAATTTGGAAACAACTTTTACTTGCGGAAGACGCAATGTTGATTTATAGAACATCAAGAGCACCCGAAAGACGTGTATTCAAAATATTTGTTGGAAATATGGATGATAAAGATATCGAACCATATGTACAACGTGTTGCAAACAAATTCAAAAGAGATCAAATTCAAAATCCAAATAACGGACAAGTTGATATGAGATATAATCAAATGGCGGTAGACCAAGATTATTTCATTCCGGTTCGTGACCCATCACAAACAAATCCAATTGAAACTTTGCCGGGAGCACAAAATTTGGGTGAAATTGCTGATATTGAGTATATCCAAAAGAAATTATTAGCGGCACTTCGTATACCAAAGGCGTTTTTAGGATTTGAAGAGGTTGTTGGTGAAGGTAAGAGTTTAGCCTTGATGGATATTCGTTTTGCAAGAACAATTAATAGAATTCAAAAATCATTAATACAAGAACTAAATAAAATCGCTTTAATTCATTTATACCTAACAGGTATGGAAGATGAATTAAATAATTTTACATTGTCATTAACAAATCCATCAGCTCAATCTGATTTATTACGTATTGAACAATGGAAAGAAAAGATTACACTTTATAAAGACGCAACCTCAGACCAATCTCAAATGGGTATTTTACCAGTATCACACACATGGGCTAAGAAAAATATTCTTGGTATGAGCGATAGTGAGGTATTACTTGACTTACAACAACAACGTTTAGAACGTGCATTAGGTTTTGAATTAACAAACACACAAAATGTAATTAGACGTTCAGGTGTATTTGATGAGGTTGATAAAAAATATGGAATACCTGAAGAGGAAAGAGAAAAGGCGATGCAAGCGGCGGCACAAGGTGGTGGAGAAAGTGGTGGAATGGATTTGGGTGGTGGAGCACCTCCTCCTCCAGCTGAAGGTGGTGGAGAACCTTTAAGTGAATCTAAATCTAAAAAATCAAAGATATTAGGTATGTTGGGTGAAGAAAAATTAGAATTTGTCGATTTATTTGACATGGATAAAGCTCAACGTAATATTTATGAAATAGAAAATAAATTGAAGGACATTTTAAACGACTAAAAATGAATAAGTTTGGTACCGTAAAAAGTAAAATATTGAATAAACTTACTGAATCTTATAAGAAAGAAGATAAAAGTGAGATGAAAGATATTTTAAAAACTATAAAAGAAAATAAAGAATTTAAAGAAATGTATTTGTTTTACGAAGAAATAGAGAACAAATACATTGAAGATAAAGAAACCGCAAAATTGTTTGTTGACGGCGTTGAGACTATGATTAATCAACAAAAAAATGGTTTGCTGGAATTTTGTGAATCTTTAGATAAAAAGTTAGGTGATGTTGAAATAACAACGAATAGTTTATATGAATCATTAGACCAATTAATGGATAAAGACACGTTATCAAATATCGAAAAGAAAGTTATTGCAAAAAAGAAATTGGTAGAACATTTAACAACTAATAAAGAAATCATGGAAACTAAAAAAATAACAATAGTTCCTAATGAATCATTATTAAACGCTGTATTAACTAATAATTTTAATGTTTTATATTCTAATACATTATCAGAATCACAAAAAGAAGAATTGAAAAATATTTTATCAATTTCTCATGAAGATTTAATTACTAAAACTAGTGAATTACAAGAATCAATTTTAAATAAAGTTGATAGTTTATTAACAGAATCAAATGATTTAGAATTAAAAAATAAATTAGATAGTGTTAAAAAAGAGGTGAATGAAATGTCACCTTCGAGATATAATTATTTCAGATTATCGGAATTAAAAAATGGTCTTAATTAAGACCATTTTTTATTTGTTGTACATAGATAGCTTTTAAACGTTGGCTTCTTTTTTTGACAGAAGGTTTTACAAACTCTTGTCTTTCCCTTAATTTTTGAATTTGTTTTGTTTTTTGAACTTTTTGTTTATAAGTTCTTAAAGCAGATTCAATATTTTTTTCGTTGTTTAAATTGATTATAATCATATAATATAAGTATATCACAAATATATGAAAATTTTTTTGGTATTTTAATAAATTTTATGTATTTTTTAATTACACCATAAAATTTTATAATATGTTGAAATAATGAAAACCGGAAAGTATATCCCTTTAGGGACGTACAATGATGTTAAAATCGGGTATGGGACCGTAGATTTTAGAAATCTTAAAACCATTTATTTGAAATTTAATTCTTGGTTACAACCAGAAAATGAGTCTGATGATTTCGAGGAAATGATATACAAATCTCGACGTCGAGTTAAAGAAATAATCTATAATTTAAAAAATCCTTTGTTTAAACAACAATCAATAGTTGATTTAGATATCAGAACTAAAGGAATTAAATTAGAAAAAAGATCCTTTATGAATATGGAGGTTACTTTGTATGTGAATAGACAATTTGATGTTAAAACAAAAGAAGTAAAAAATAACGTAAAAGATATTCTCACATCTGTGATTGAAAATGGTTTGACAGATAAAAAATTATTCAATTTTCATAAATCCAAAAAATAATAGAGATATTGATGTATTTATAGTAATAAAATCTATAGATGAAGATATTGGGACCGAAAGATACCGGACATGGTATTTTAATTGAATACGATGCTGGTCACGTTTCACCAGAAGAGAATAAACAAATTATTAGAGAGGCTAAAGAAATGGACTTTTCACAAGACCTAATTCTTTATGCTGTGTTACAAAAATACGACACTCCAAATAAAAACGGAAGAATCTATCCTGAAGTTTTATTAAAAAGAGAAAACGAAAAATACCAAACACTTATTAAAAAAGGAGGAGCTTTAAATGAATTAAATCATCCTTCTTCTTCACTTATCGATTTAGATAGAGTTTCACATTCAATTCTTGAAACATGGTGGGATGGTAAAATCCTAATGGGTAAAATAAAATTATTCACTTCTCCAGGTTGGAGAAAAATGGGTATTGTATCAACTAAGGGTGACCAAGCCGCAATGTTATTAATGAATGGAGCCACTTTAGGAATATCTTCTCGTGGTGTGGGTTCACTTAAAAACGTTAAAGGTCAAAACATAGTTCAGGACGACTTCGAATTGGTTTGTTTTGATTTAGTATCATCACCATCAACACCAGGAGCGTATGTTTTTTCTGACCCTTCGGAAAGAGAGCAGTATCAAGAATCCGAAGAAAAGAAACCATCGTTGGATGATAGAATGGTAAAATTGATGGGAGGTTTAGATAGATTTTTATCCAAATAAAGAAATTTTAACGGCTGGAATATTAATAAACCGAGTTTTTCTCTAAACTCGAGTATTTATATGTAATAAAAATAACAAATTTTCACAATGACTGAAAAATCAATTTTAGAACAAGCGTTACTTCAAGTACAGAATCTTGAAGAAGCAGTAAAGCAAAATGCAAAAGGTATACTTGCTTCAACTATGAAGGAAGAACTTAAAGATTTGCTAAAAGAATCATTGGAAGAAGAGGAGAAAGTAGAAGCTTCAGAAGAAGAGTCTATGGAACCTAAAGAAGAGGAAGAAAAAGATATGTCAGAACAACCAGCTGATGATGAAGAAGCTGATGACGATTCTGAAGATGAAGGCGACCTCGATAACGAACCAAGCAAAGACATTGAATCATTAGATTCAGAAGTTGGTGATGAAATGGGTGATGAAGAATCAATGGATGATAAATCTATGGATTCTGAAGATTCATTAGAATTACCTTCTGACGACATGGGTATGGATGATGAAGACGTCATGGACATGACAGGTGCTTCTGACGAAGAAGTATTGAAAGTGTTCAAAGCTATGAAACCTGAAGATGGTATCGTAGTTAAAAAAGACGGAAATAATGTTGAACTTGAAACAGCTGATGACGAATATATCATCAAATTAGATGGTGAAGAGTCTGAAGTTGACGAAGATTGGAATATGGAAGAAGAAGTTTCTGAAGAAAAAGAAGAATCTAAAGAAGAGGAATCTATGGAAGAAGAAACTATCTACGAAATCGAAATGGACGAAGAAGAGGAAGAAGAAAAAGAAGTTGAAGCTACTGAAGGTGAATCAGAAGAAGAACCTAAAGAAGTTGAAGCTACCGAAGCCTCTCGTACTTTCGCTAATGACGTTAGAGTTCCTGCTAATCAAGGTAAAAAGTTCAAAGCTGGTCGTCATGAAATGAATGAGGAAGTAGAAAACTTGAAAAAGCAAAATGCTGAATACAAGAAAGCTCTTGTTCTTTTCAAAGAAAAATTAAATGAGGTTGCAGTGTTTAATGCGAACTTAGCTTACGCTACTCGTTTATTCACTGAACATACTACAACAAAACAAGAGAAATTGAATATTTTGAAGAGATTTGATTCAGTTTCAACTATGAATGAATCTAAAAATTTATTCGAAACAATAAAGGCTGAGTTAGGAACAAAAACAACAGTAACCGAAACTGTAGCCGAAAAAATCACTAACACTCCAACAACTTCTTCTTCTACTGAAGTTTTAGCTGAGTCTAAAGCATATGAGAACCCTCAATTCAGAAGAATTAAGGAGATGATGAGTAAAATAAAATAATAAATAAAAATTAAAACCAATATTTTAAAATGGGAGCATTATTAGAATCAGGTATGGTTGGTAACATCGGTCTTAAGCACCTTAGAGTTATCAAAGAAGATACCATCAAAAAATGGGACGAATTAGGCTTTTTAGAAGGTCTTGACGGTCACCAAAAAGATAACATCGCACAATTGTACGAAAACCAAGCATCTTACTTAATCAATGAAGCAGCAGTTTCTGACGCTTCAGGTTCTTTCGAGACTGTGGTTTTCCCAATCATTCGTCGTGTTTTCTCTAAATTATTAGCAAACGATATCGTTTCTGTACAAGCTATGAACTTACCAATCGGTAAATTATTCTACTTCGTACCTAAAATCCAAGAAAGAGACGGAAATGGTCACTATAGTCCATATTCTGGTCCAAACGGTGTAACATCAAACAACGATGCAACTGCGGGTTATCCTTCAACTGCAAAGAGTTTGTATGACCGTTTCTATGAAGCATCTGATGCAAACGATCAAGGTCTTTTTGATTACTCAAAAGGTTCTTTTGATGTTGTAACTGGTACTTCTATCGGTATCGCAACTTTTTCTAACGGTGTAGTTACAACTGCAGCTTCAGTAGCAACAGGTGTTACTAAATCTTATGTAGTTCTTGCTTTATCAGGTTTCACTGCAGGTGGTGCTGGTAAATTAATCGGACCTAACGGTCATGAAATGGATTCTGAAGAATTCTTAGCTTCATTACAAGTTGTTACAACTGACGCTAACTTACAAGCTTTCTTAGGTGTTGATGCAACTGCTAACTTACCTATCAATATCGTAACTCAAAAGTACGGTAAAGGTATTGTAGAGTATGGTGCAAAATCATTTGGTGCTGGTGCAAACACAGGTGGTTATTACAATATTTGTGATGCTGACGGTGTAATCTACGTACAAGTTGATTTACAAAAGTATGATGCAACAGCAGGATTTTCTGATTATACAGTAAGTGGTTCAACATTATTAGCTTCTGAATTCAGAGCAACTTGGAGAAACTACGCAAACTTAGAATTCGAAGATCAAATTGGTGAAGTTTCTTTCGATTTAGAATCTGTAACAGTTTCTGTAACTGAAAGAAAATTAAGAGCTAGCTGGTCTCCAGAATTAGCACAAGACGTTAGTGCATTCCACAACATCGACGCTGAAGCTGAATTAACAGCTTTATTGTCTGAGCAAATTGCAGCTGAAGTTGACCGTGAAATCTTACGTGACTTACGTAAAGGTGCAGCATGGAAAGCTAAGTGGGATTACAATGAGTGGAAATACGGTAACGGCGGTAACGCATTTGCTGGTTACACTCAAAAGGATTGGAATCAAACTTTAATCACTAAGATTAACCAAGTTTCAGCTCAAATCCACAAAACAACATTACGTGGTGGTGCTAACTGGATTGTTGTATCTTCAGAAGTTTCTGCAGTATTCGATGATTTAGAATATTTCCACGTATCTAACGCTCATCCAGAGCAAGATCAATACAACATGGGTATTGAGAAAATCGGTACATTAGCTGGTCGTTACCAAGTGTATCGTGATCCTTACTTCCCAGCAGGTAAAGTATTGATTGGTCATAAAGGTAAATCATTATTGGATGCTGGTTATGTTTACGCTCCATATGTACCTTTACAATTAACTCCAACAATGTATAATCCATTCAACATGACTCCTATCAAGGGTATCATGACAAGATACGCGAAGAAAATGGTGAACAACCGTTACTTCGGTGTAATCGACGTACATGGTTTAGTATCATTTGGTTTGGATACATTAAGATAATCTTAATCATTATCTATAAAAGAACCCTCGAGAAATCGGGGGTTTTTTATTTTTGGTATATTCCAAAATTATTTGTATATTTGAACCATGAATGAGGTTGATTATAGTAAATTAAGACAAGACGTTCTCCAAAAACTAATACTGGAAAGGGGTATTGAATGTAAAATGAAGAAGGACGAAATGGTTAAAATGTTAAAACTATATGACGAGGGAAAATATGTTGAACCCTTAAGGGAAACTTTATACCAAAAAGATAATAATGGTTACATGGTTGGAATTGACATAAATAATAGGGAACATTTACTACAAATCAGTAAAATCTTAGAGAAAAAGGAAGGTAGGTCTCTTGGGAGATATTCAGAAGATAGGGTTTGGTATTGGTCTCCACAAAAATTAATTTAATGAATTGGACTGAGTATTTTTTAAACATTGCGGAACAAGTTAAACTAAAATCTAAAGATGAGTTCACACAAATGGGTGCGGTTATCGTTGGGGAAGATAATGAGGTACTTTCTACAGGTTATAATTCATTTCCAAGGGGAATGGATGATTCAAAAAAAGAACGTCAGGAAAGACCTGAAAAGTACTTTTGGTTCGAACATGCTGAACGTAATGCAATATATAACGCTGCTAGAGTGGGTACACCGCTGAAGGGTTCAACAATATATCTTACTGCAGGTTTACCATGTATGGACTGTGCTAGAGGTATTA